GATGGCAACCTGACCGCCAGCAGAATTAACCACTCTGGCGATGTCGCCATAGATGGTAACTCCCTGGCCAATCGTCGCCGTGGTGGTTGAACCGCTGATCGTCAATGTCGCCGTGGCCTGCGTAAGAGCGGTCACCGCATCGTAGCTTCCAGTGTTCGTGGAAGCCGACGATGCGATGATCGTCCCGGCATCACCAAGGGTGAGTCGAGATAAGAGACGCATCTTAGCTGTGGAGCGCGATGCGGTAGCTCGTGCCGTTGAGGGTCACATTGAGCGAAGCAGGGGAGGTCGCCACGGTGTTGACCGTGCCACCGCTGCTGGACGCCGTGAACTCAATCACATTGGCAAAGCCCTGTGAATTGATGCGGACGGCCTTACCCTTCGCCTTGATCGGACTGCGCTGGAATTCGTTAGCCATTTTATTTTCTCCTTTGCAAGGCCGCCGCACGTTTGATCTTATCTGGCGTGTATTGGCTCTTGAACCTGCTCCCAAGCTTTTGTTCCTGGGAGTAATACCCCTTCATTAAGTTTGTCATATTGACGCCTTCGGGGTTTTCGCGGGGTTCTCCAACTCCTACGAGCGTCAATTTTTGAGGCACGCTGAATCTTTTAAGGTAACGAGGGACTGAGTCCCTGTCCGCCACCGGCTTTTCCAGTTCGACGACTGACCCATTTCTGGTGTCTTCGTACTGGTAAACAGGCATTAGGCGTAGTTCTCCTTGTCGGATTCCTCGGCCATCTTCATCATCTGGTCTTCCTCGGACATCTCAGGCTTGTTTTCCTCGGACTCGGATTCCTCGGCCATCGCGTTATTGACGCGGACCATGGCAACACCGTTCTCGATGGATTCAACCGTGCCTTCAAGTTCCACCATGTCGCCAGCTTCGGGAGCAGCGTTTTCTTCACCCTCCCCAAGCTCAAACATGGAGATAGGAAGTTTCACCATTCCTGATTTCATGGACTTCTCCTTGGTGGAAGAAGCGGGGGAGGTTTTACCCTCCCCCGCCTTCCGGGGACCCATACCAATAATTAGCATGGCTCCCATTTAACTATTACGAGTAGTTGGACTTGCTGAACAACACGCGGAAGAACCGGGTGTCGAGCTGCTTGGCCGCGTAGAACGTCTTGAACGAGCAGACGATCCGCTGTCCGTAGGGGTCGCTCTTGTCAGCCGCGTCGAGGATCGTGACCTTCGGGGAGAAGGGCGAGCCGGAAGCCGCAACGGCGGACATATGAGGAACTCCGAACGCCTGACCACCGAGCAACACGTTGCCGTAAACGGCGGCGTTGGCAGTGGCAGCGTTGGCCACGCCGTCAGCGGCGGTGGCAAACGTCTGGACGTTGGTGCTGGAGATGACGGACACGCCGAAGAGTTTGCCAACCTCGCCACGGAAGATTTGATCCGGGGCGGAGTAGCTGGAAACCTTCAGCCAATCGTCGTCCTGCTGGAGGTCGCGAACAACCGCCGGGTGCGCCACGAGGGCGTAGCCGTCCTTGATCTTGGGGGCGCGGCTGATGAACAGCGCGGTCGCTCCGTCGAGCAGGTCGGTGGCGGTGATGCTGGAGTTGGGGGTCGTGCTGGTCGCGAAGGTCGTGCCGTTGGTGCCGTTCTGGGCATAACGGGCATAGGACTTCGTGGCCACGCCGGTACCAGTGCTGGTGGAGGAATCTTGCACCAATGCACGATGACACAACGTGTCCGCGTGTAAGGCTGCGTCCTCCCCAAGCTGCTTGGTAGCCTGGGCGAGGTGGCTGAACAGCTCGGTGGCGAGCAAAATATCGGTCAATACGATTTTGGAACCGTACTGAACGAGGGTTGCTTCAACCGAGGAGAGCGTCAGATCGCGCTCGTCACCGCTGGAAGGCGTGGTGCCTTCGGACAGGTTGGCGATAGCGCTGATGCTCGGATCATCGAACCTAAAAAAGCGGATCGTTTTGTTTCCGCCAGTTTTGGTGGGGTAAGGCACCTTGTTCGCAAACTGCTCCATTTGCAACAGGGGGAGCGCACGCTCCAAGAGTTGCTTGCTGAAGTAGGTCTGGAACTGGGCCGTGACTGAACCAGTAGTAACCATTTTGTTTAGTATCCTTTATGCTAGACGTTGGCCCGGTCAGCCTCGCCTGCCATTCTGAGGAGTTCCTTTTCCTGCTCCGCAAGGGAGAGTTCATGGAACGCCTTCTGCTTGGCTGGCGCTGACGGCTGGCCCGAAGCTGGGGTCGTAGCTTTTCTGAGTTGAGCGAGTTCTCGCTCATACTCTTGAACCTTCTTTTCCAAATCGGAAGCGGACTCCGCCTTGAGCCGGATCTTGGCGATGCCCACCGCATCCTTGATTCCCGCAGGGTAGTTGCGGAGAATCGCGTGATTCTGGAGCATCTCGGAGACTGCCTTGTAGAGTGAGCTATTGGAATCCTTGAGATCTGGGTTAGCCTCGACCTCCTCAAGCAGATTTTTGTCCCACGCCGATTTTAGTTCGGTTTGGGTTTTCTGCTCGATTTCCTTGCGCTCCTCAGTCTCGACTTCAGTGGCTTTCTGTTCAGCGAGCTTTGCAAGATCGTCGCGGCCTTCTTCACGATAGCTCTTTGCCGCCTCCCGGTAATCTTCCGGGCTATACTTTCGACTTCCAGCCTTCGGCGTTTCAGGACTAGGCTGTGCAGCCTCCCTTTGCGCTTTGGCCGATTCGATGGCTTCCCGTTCGGCTTTGAGTCTTGCTTTCTCTGCTCGGACATCTTCCCACTCTTTCTCAAGACGAGACTTGGCCTTCTCATATCGGGTTGGCTTCTTTTCGGAAGCCGATTCCGACTTGGTTTCTGAAGGTTCAGTTGTTAGAGAACTTTTCGCTTCCTTGGATTTCTCCTCGGTTGCGGGTGCCTCACTCGAGGCATCCTTTTTGTTTTCGGCTTCTTCAGCAGGCGCGGGTTTCTGCTCGGTATCTCCGCTGGCCTTTTCGGTTGCTGTCTGTTCGACTTTGGCTTCCTCTTCCTTCTTGGGTTCGGGGCTATAATCCCTACCTTCGTCGGCTGCGGCTGCCATGGCTAACAAGTCAACTTCCGTCAGGTTATTTGAATCCGCCATTTTGACCCTTTCTTACACTCAATCGCAGGGGAGTCATTCCCGCGACCAGGTTAGTCGGCTACTGGTTCATCGGCGTCATCCCCGTAGCCAGGGATGGCCGAGTTTAGTTTTGCGGTCGCAAGCGACTCTAGGGTCGCCACACAACCTCTGAAACCTTTAGCATACCCACAGGCATCTGCAAGTTTCTGGCCTTCTTTCATAACCGCAGACGAGTTTTGGCGAAGGGTAAGATTGAGTAAGATAAGGCTGAGTTTCTTGCCGGTGGGTGTTCCAAGGAACGCTGTCCACGCCTTCTCATCCTCCTCAAGCCACGCAGGCTCGTTTACCCACTGGTGATTACGCAGGAAAGCTAGGATAGCTCGGATGGTTCTCATGGCACTAACGCCCAACTGTCACCTTGGAAAATGACGGCCTCCTTGTTGAGAAACACCTCGGCCAGAGCCTTCTTGACATCCGCCATACTCCAATCGTGGCCAGCCATGACCCCTCCGGCTCGCAGCTTCGGGAGCCAGCCTTTGAAGTCCGCCAGAACCGCCTCGTACCGATGGTCGCCGTCCACATAGACCAAGTCTAACTCGCCATCCTTGATGAAATCAAGCGCATCCAGACTCTTGCTTTGGCTGTAGCTAACATTGTCAAAATCCTTGGTATTCTCATGGAACTTGGCCAAAACAAACTTCATGGGGGTCTGTTGGCTGGCGCGGTCGTTAATGTCGTAGCCGTTGAGCCAGGGGTCGACCGCTAGGACGTGATTGAAATACTTTGCAAGAATCATCGTCCCCTCTCCGCTATAAGCACCTATCTCCACGGCCTTGCCGGTGGCACCCTTCTCGTTGGCCCACTTGCACAGATTGGCCAAGCCTTCCTGCTGGAAGGCATCTCGCATTACGGGTACTTTCAAGCCGCCAATGGTGCGGGCTGGGCTTGGGCTGTCAAGGCTTGTTCTTGGGCGCGGACTTCCTGCTTGGCGGCATCCCTGAGTTGCTTCTGGATGGCGCGAGAGGTGTTGGGATCAACCTGCTCCAAGGCGGCAAGGTGCTGTTGCAGGTGCGCCATGATCGCCTGCATGGCAACCTGGTCAACCTGTTGCTGACGGGCTTGTGCGGCTTGATTAAACTGGAACAACACCTGAATGTGCGCCTTATGGTCGTCGCTGGGCTTGATCTGGACGGGGAAGCCGGTGGCAAGCATGGTTGCAATCTCGGTCGCCTGATCCTCGGCCTCGCTGCCCATTCCGGCCTGCGGGTCTTGATAAAGACGGCGCACCAGACTGGGATCGTCCTGCTCGATGACGGACTTGACCAGTTCGCCTTGGTTGACGAACGGATTGCCTTGGAACATCTGCATCCGAGCGACGGCTTTCTGGAGCGAGAACTGGCGGTTGATGAAATCCAATCCACCCTTCGGCTCAATCGAATACTCCTCGTGGATACCTTCGGGCGGCATCGCGCCGGTTTCCTCGGCGTAGCGGAACATCAGATCCTTCTTGTTGTACTGGGTGTAAAGCGACCAGGACTGCTTGAAGAGGTGCGCCAATCCCATTCGGAAAATGCGGTTCCGAAGGTCGCCGGAAGCGGCAGCTTGCGCCTGCACGGCGGCGATCTCAGTCGCGGTCTTGCGGTCGCTGATCTGGTACTGCGATCCTGCGCCGAAGTCGGGGTTGCCCATCCGAGCCTCGGCCAGCATCCGCTCCTCCAGCATCAAACGCTGGAAGTCGAACGGAGGTTGACTGAACTGGACGGGCTTCAGACCCTGGGGAAGGATCTGGCCGGGTTGCATCTTCAGATTCGCCGTATTTAGCGAGATCGGGTTCTGTGCCTCGAAAACGGGTCGGTTGGCAAGTTCAACGTAATCGCTCAGGCTATTCTTCAGCTTGTTGAGCAGATTCTCTCCGGGGAGGAGAATTTCTGCGACTCCCCGTGGACTGTACCAACCGCCCCCTGTGACTTCATAGGGGAAATCGACAAAGGGAGGTTCGCCGTGACGATACGGCAGAATGAAAGGTTTTCTTACGTCGGTCGTGACTTCAAGAGGGCTGTAAGTCTCGACCTTCCAGCCCTCATCAGACGGAGTGTACATCTCCCAAAGGATGATGCGGTCGTTGTCAGCCTCGTCAGTAATTCCCTCGCGCCGGTAGATTTCGTCCTGAATTTCGGAACGTAGACCGACCGAATCACTGGGCTTGCCGGTAATTGTTTTGATGAAGCGCTCGTCTTGTTTGTAAAGGGAGTTGGCCTTATAGGAATCCACCGAGACAGACAATATATGGACGATGAAATCCGCATCCCTAAATTCCTTCGTATATGAAGGGACAATAATGTGGAATGGGTCGATGGCTTCAAAGTCGATCCTTTTCTTATCCTCGTTCCAGATTACCTTGGCCACGCCGCGCCCGTAAAGCAGAATATGATCGATGACGGAAACGATCTCTTTCTGGAAGTTGGTCTTCTCGCGCATCTGGTAGTCAAACCAACGCTCGGCGGAAGCTGTGATCGGGGTCAACTGCTGGCGCATCGGGACGAAGCTGGAGAGGATGTCGTTGCCGATGGCGGAATTGACGAAGGAGGGTTTGAGCTTTTCGATGGCCGTGTCAATCAACTGGACGTGCAGGTCGGCTGCGGTCGGCCAGGGCTTGACCTTGCGACGAACGCCGAAGTAGCGGGCCTGGTAAAACAACCGCTGGCGGTTCTCCCAGCTTTCCCGCTGGTTGAGGGATTCGATGATCCGCATGTAGTAATCCTGGCGGCGGTTGTCTTTAGGCGTCATTTTTCCCTCTCGCGGTTCAGTTCAAAAGAAAGATCGTTGACATAATGCAAAGCACGCTTTGCCCATGCGCGGACCTTGGGATCAGCATCGCGAACGGCAGGATAGTTCTCATCGCGCATCAAAGCCTCAACGGCCCCGGTCGTATTCGTCACCGGCGTCTGAGTCGTGGCGCATCCACCAAGGGCGAGGGCCAAGATCAGAATCAATGGCATCGCGGTTGTTGCGCCACTCGCCCTCGGCGCGGTCAGTGCGCTTTTCTTTCCAACCCGGAATAAGGCGAAGGATCGACGCGATGATGTTGAGTATCGCACCGATCACTTAAAATTATTTGATGTGGAGGCCCAGCGTCTTGAGGAAGTTGACAACCTTTTCCAGCGCCGAATCGTCGGCGGGGGTCGGGGTCAATTTCACAATGATGCGGGCGGCAAGCACGATGCCGCCAAGGGCGGCAACGATCTCGGTCCAATTCGAGGTGATCCAGTTCCAGATGTTCATATTAACCTCCTGCGTCGAAGCCAGCCATGACAGGGTCGCTCGACTCCATCAGGGCTTGCAATGACCTCCACGTTGGCTTTTCGACGGGGAAAGTCAAGTCGAACCGAAGATTACCACCATCAAGGCAGAGGGCAAGTGCGTCGGCCTTGTCGGGCGAAGCGAGTCCCCTGGACCTCATTGAGTCCTTGGACTCGACTCCGAGCTTGCCCTTGGAGTTGGTGATGGTGCGCCGACAGGTTAGCTGCGCCGTCAGTTCGTCGTCTTCCGGCAGGATGATCTCGGCATCGCCAATCTTCTTGGCCATGCCGTACCACATCTCGGCGGAGCGGTTGGTGTAGGCATCGTTGTCGTATGCGCTGGAACCGAAGTTGACCCGGTTGACCTCCCAGCCAGCCTCGGCCAAGGCATCGCACATGACCATGCCAAGACCGCTGGCGTCAGCATAGATGTTGTCGGCCTGTAGCCCAGCCTTCTTGAACTCGACAATAAACCTACCCACAGCCGCCATCGTGTCCCTTTCGCGCCATGCCACGAAGGAAAGCACCTTGTTGCCATCCCTGACGCAAAGCACGTTGGCATCACCACCAGCCGCAAAGTCCACGCCAGCCACCCTGGTCCCCGGCTTGAAGTCGGGCGGGCTGGTAATGCACGCCTGAAGCTGGGTCAGGTTAATAACCAGGCTTTCGTTGCCTATGTCCACAAACTCGCCATAGATCATGGAGCGGGTCAGGGGGTGCTTCTCGCCATATCTCTGAACCACCTCGTCAATCTGGGCTTGGGTGATGTGGGGGCAGTCAAACGCCGTTACGGCGTGCTTCTGCCACATACTCGCCTCCTTGGTGAAGGCGCGATAGAAGGCACCGCTAGACCCCCCTGGGCTTGAGGCAATTAGCAGCCGGGTGGGTTGACACCGGCTGATGGCCTCGAATAAGGGATCTGCAACGGTCTTGGCCTCGTCCAC